ATCGCAGGCGTGGTTCCGGTAGGATGGCGTTCATCGAGATATTCCAGTTGCAGACGGGCTTCCTCCAAAGCCTCCCGCATCCTCTCAACCTGCGCGGTAAGGCGCTCGATTTCGGTCGCAGCTTTCCCGCATAGTTCGCGAGACTTCCATGCATACGCACCTTGTCCACCATTTCTGACGTGCTCGGCCCGCAGTCGTTCGATCAAGTTCACTTGGGTTCTCCCGCGAAGTTGCTGAGTTCCGACACAGCCACCCGTTTCTCGTATCCGTACTCGGCGCGAAGGTTACTGGTGATGCCTACGTCGCCAAAGCGAGAAGCCATGACGACACGGACGCGATTGCCTTGGTAGTCGGCAAACAAGGCTGGGCGCTGGCCATCGCGACCCGCCCCGTGCGCTGGCGAGCGTGCGTAATCGAGAAAGGCGCGCAAGCATTCCGGCTGCGTTTCATCGTCGATGTAGTCGTCGCAGTGCTTGAAGTTCACTTGGCTTCTCCCGTAGTGGTGGCGCGAGTGTTCCAGAGACGTCGCGCTGCCCGTTCTCCGGGTTCGCACTCGCCACTATCGGTAGCTGCGACATCCTCATCCGTTTCATCGCACGACACCGGGCCGCGAGCAGAGCAGTCGTTGCAGATGACATAGCAGCCGCTGAAATCGGCACGTTCAACAAAGCTGTCGGTGCTCTTACAGAACGGGCACGGCACCAACTCATCCTTGGTCATCGGGGTTATCCTTGAAGGGCGGCGCGGACCCGTTCGACAAAAGCAGAAGCCCCGCCTTTCCTGAACGGCCATCTAGCGCAGTTCGGGCAGCGCGTGCCGACCGGGTGATTGTACGGGCAGTCATGTACGCGGCCCTCAAGGCAAGCTTCCCGCTGCGCCTCACTCAGCCCCCTGACGATAGCTTCCGTGTCCATTGATGTTGTCCCCTTGGGCTCATCGTCGCTGAACAGCGCGTCACACAGGCAGTCGTGACGGGGCAGCGAGCGCTCTGGCTGCTCGCTCATCGCACGCCCCCGTAGACGAAGAGCAGCGCGAACAGCGCGGCAGTGCCAATGACGATCAGGGCCGGGATCAGGATGTACATGTGGTTCTCCTCTGCTTCTGGGGCCGGGTATATTGAGGGCGCGGACCGGGGTCAAGGGGGAAGCGGTGAGGCACTGGGCAACCAAAAGATAAGATTATTATACATGTGCTTTATAAGTTATTTATGAATGGCTACTCAAGGAGGAATTGAAATGACCCTACTCAACATGCAGCAGGCTCGGGACAACCTGCTAGACAACACGCTCTATCGACATGTCCATTACGCGGGGCGAAGTCTCATGACCTTGGGTCGTCTGCAGGCTCAATACTTCAACCTACTCTATCACAACCGCGGTTACATGATTGACAATGAGTGGGCATACCGCATTATCTGGCCGCACATTAACCCGCTAGAGGTGAGACTGTCCAATCGACTACCCATGCTGGTGGATGCCCTGCAGATGAAGCTGCCTGGCCTCATACACCTGGTATGGGGAAGGGGGCGCTATATCCCAGAAGGGTCAGGCATCACCATAGAGCGGCGGGCTACTCCGCGGAAGATCTTCCTCTACGCGAAGCCGGCCTCCCCTGGTACCCCGGTGGCGCCCCCGCTGAAGGGTAATGAATCCACTTTACCCGCACAGACTAAAGTGGTATGCCTGAAGCTTCAAGGTGAAGACCCCGCCAGCTAGTGCGGGGTCTTCGTGTATTTAGGGCTTCGGTAACTTGGGTTGCCTAGCCCTAAATATAAGATGAAACTCGGGTCGATTTTCTCAGAAAATCCTGAGTTCTCAAGCCCAAACTCCACTAACTCGACTAACTTAGGTTCGAAGCCCAAGTCAGGAGGCGTGCGGTCCGCGGCGAGCCGAGACGGTTGTTAGGTAAGTTTTCTTATTATTAATTAAGTTAGAGTATATATATAGGGCTCTCCTCCTCGGCACTCGGACGCTTCACACAGCTTGGGCAAATATAAGATCACGACTTAGGACGCTGAAAACACCATGTTTTTATCGGGTCGCGTGTCGAGATAAGGAGGCGTAGCACTAGCTTGGGGTTGCCCCAGCCCCGCTTCGCCGGGTAAGCTTCCCTCCCTTGGGCTAGGGACGCTTCACATGAGCACACAAGACTGGATGGCGCTGCGCTGCAACACGGGGAAGACCGCGGCCCTGGCCTCTGGCCTGAGCGCTGCGGGCACGCAGGCCTGGACCCCGGTGCAGATGATCAGCCGGCGCAAGCCCCGCTGCACGGTCAGGCAGAGCGTTCCTGTCCCCCTGCTGCCTACCTTCGTCTTCCTCCCCCTAGAGCAGCTGGGCGCGGCCTCTGACCTGTTGCTGCGCTGTCGGGTGCCGCCCTTCTCCCCTATGCGCTTCATGGGTAAGCTGGCCACCTTTGCGGAGGATCAGCTGCAGCCGCTGAGACTGGTGAGCGCGCGGGAGGGCGCGGAGCCGCCCCGGCTCCGCTTCCCCCGGCCTGGCACCCGGGTGAGGCTGAGCTTCGGTGGCTTCGAAGGCCTTACTGCGGTGGTAGTTGGGCGAACGAAGCACGAGAGCCTGGTGGAGTTAGAGCGTGGAGGGATGGCACTCAAAATTCCCCCTTTTCTTTTTACCGTTGCGGAGCGATAATGCCGCGGACGGCCCGGGGTGGGCCTACTGACTTGCAACCCCAAGGGAAGCTAATTGGACGCCAGCTTCGTGCTGATGCGCCCTTCCACCTAAAGCCCCGCCTGGGGCCGGCTCTGGAGCTACGCCCGCGCACTGAGGATCTGGTGAGTTCATGACGGGTGGCAAGGCTCTTGTACCTGTTAAGACTATCGGCCGACCCCGCGGCACCGTGGTCTACGGCCCGGACTGCGAAGATGAGATCATTGAGCGCATGGAAGACGGTCACACGGTGACCTCCATTGCGCGTACTGACGTCTACGGAGCTGCGCGCCAGCCGGGCACTTTTCCTACGCAGGCGCGTATATATGACTGGGCTGATCCAACATCAGGCAGCGCCTTCCGCCCTGCCTTCGCTTTACGCTTCGCTCGCGCACGGTTAGCTCAGCATCAGACCTGGGTAGAAGAAACCGTTGACATCGCCAACAACCAAGAGATAGGCTACGAGGAAGTAGCCGAGCACTCAGCGAAGAATGGTGTCTCTATCCGCCGGGCACGCAAGGACATGCTCCACCATCGCGTGCTGAAGATTGAGACGCGGCTCAAGGCAGTCCAGAAGATGGACCCCAAACGCTGGCAGGATCGCCTTCAGCAGATCGCCCCCAGCGAAGACAGTCAGGCCAACGAACCCGACCGCATCATCATAGAGGGAGGCCTTCCCGATGATCCGGCTGGTTGAGGGCTTCCTGGCCTGCGTGGGCCTACTCACTGTTGTTGGGCTGGCGATCAGCTGGCTGCTCGCCCACGTCGATCCTCACAAGGACTTCGGTGATCCGGAGTGACAGTCACCCGGGTAGTTCTTCCCACCCTTCACCCCGGCCAGGTGCGGGCGTTCAGGGCCAAGCAGCCGAGCGAGCGGCAGCTGGCGCTGGACGGGGCCTTCGCAAATAACGCAGGCGGACGGTTCAAGGCGGTCCGATGCGGCCGGCGCTGGGGCAAGACAGACTTCATCAAGACCTGGATTGGTGACGGAGCCATCAAGGGTCACCCCACCGCGATCTTCGCGCCCGACTACAAGCGAATGAGTGAGGTCTACCACGAGCTCACCACAATGCTCTCCCCGGTCATCCCGAAGCAGGGTGGATCGAACAAGACCGACGGTGTCATCCGCCTCACCACGGGCGGACGCATAGACTTCTGGACATTGGGTGACGAGAACGCGGGGCGCTCCAGGCGCTATAAGCGGGTAGCAATTGACGAGAGCGCTTTCACAGCGCCCAACATGATGGACATCTGGGAGAAGTCCATTGAGCCGACGCTGCTGGACCTTCGCGGGGACGCGATCACCGCCAGCAACACCAACGGCATAGACCCAGAGAATTTCCTGTGGCAGGTCTGTAATGAGGCCCGGCACGGCTTCATTGAGGTGCATGAGCCCAGCTGGAACAATCCCCATATCCCGGGGCGTCGTTTCGAGCACATGATGCCCAGTCAGATGTCGCCCAGCGATCCTGACTACGCGCCCCTCAAGGCGAAGCTGGATGCTCTGCACGCGGAAGATTGCCAGGCCTACTTTGACGCGCTGCGGGCCAAGACCCCTCCGCTGGTCTTCGCACAGGAGTACGAGAGCGAGTTCGTCGACTGGTCCGGTGCTGCCTTCTTTGGGCTGGACAAGTGGCTGGATCATCAAGGCAACCCCTACCCCTACCCGCGCAACTGTGACCGGGTGTTCGCCGTCATAGACTCCGCCGTCAAGACCGGCTCAGACAACGACGGCACCGCGGTCACCTACTTCGCCCGCAATCAATACAGCGGTGTGCCCCTGTTCATCATAGATTGGGACATCGTCCAGATTGAGGGTGCCCTGCTAGACACCTGGCTGGTGGGCGTCTTTGCCCGGCTGGAGCAGCTGAGCCGGGAATGTGGCGCCCGGGAAGGCGTCCGCGGTGTATGGATCGAGGACAAGAGCAGCGGCATGGTGCTGCTGCAGCAGGCCCGCAAGCGGCAGCTGGCTGTGCACCCCATCGGGGGAGCTTGGATGCAGATGGGTAAGGATGAGCGGGCGCTGAGCGTCAGCTCCTACCACTACCAGAATCTGTGCAAGATCACGCAGCCGGCGCACGACAAGACAGTCCTTTACAAGGGCACCAGCCGCAATCACCTGAATGCGCAGGTTGCGGGCTTTCGCATGGGTGACAAGGACGCTGCCCGTCGGGCGGACGACCTGCTGGACACCTACGTTCATGGCCTGGCGCTTGCGCTGGGCGACCAGAAACAATTCTGAGGGAGCACTACTAACGTGACAGCGCATGCCCTCTAACCCCGGTTGGCCCTATGGCTTTGTTCCCTCCGCCGATCAATGGGCCGCGGCCTTTGGGGCCAAGGTGGATTATCCGGCTCCCGTCAACCAGGGCGGCACAGGTGCCCTGACCACTGCAGGGGGCAACTACGCCCTGCAGCAGCGAAGCCTCATCGGCGCCACGCTGACCTCTCTTGCCCCGCTCAGCTTCAACGGCATCCGCACAGCGGTAGAAGCGATAACACTCACGCTGCCCGCCCTGTCAGGCCTTCAGCCCGGGGACTGGATAGACGTGGCAGACGTGGACTTCAACGCCCATGTCAACAACATCACTGTCAACGCAGTAGGGCTGGACCTGATTTTCTCCTACGGTGTCAGCGCAGCCTCTCAGACCCTCAACGTGGCCGGCGCCCGAGTGCGCTTTGTGGTCAACGTCAGCTCATGGTGCATGCTTGTATAACCTCCTCCGCCTCGCCCTGATGAATGTGCTATTGCTTGGGCTCAGCGCCCCGGCCCTGGCTCAGACGCCCCCGGCCCCCACGCTGCCCTTGAGCGGTAGTGAGGTGGTCACCTGCGTTCAGTCCGGTGCACCCAAAGGCTGCACCGTGGCGAACATCGGCACCTACGCCACAGGCACGCTGTCCACCAGCGGCACCGGGGTCATCGCCCGGGTCAATGGCGCGGCCAACGTACTCTCTGCATCCACGGGGCTGCCCCTGACCACGGGCGTGACGGGCCAGTTGCCTGTGGCCAACGGAGGCACCGGGGTCAACGCCTCCAGCACCACAGCCAATTACATCTTCGCCTCCCCCAGCGGGAGCAGCGGAGCACCCACCTTCCGTGCGCTGACCATCCTGGACCTGCCCCAGCGCGCGGCGCCGCAGAACTTCGCCATCAACTCCCAGTGGGAGATAGCCAGCGGCTGGGTCTTTGGCACTGCGCAGAATTATCAGGGCAGCGGCACCGTAGGCACCATCGCCTCCTCGGCTTACACCACGGGCACTGGCGGGCGCACCACTTTCACGGTCACAGCCACCAATGATCTCAGCCCGGGCGACCTGCTCACTGCGGCGGGGTCGGGTATCTCAGCGTGCCTGAATATTTCCCCCATGCGCATCCTCAGCCTGGTGGCCAACACCAGCATCACCGTGCGCGTGCCGCTGGGTTGCTCGCCCTCTGGTTCGGTGGCTACCACGCTGACCCCGGTGGTTGGGGGCAACCAATCAGCCAACGCCACGGGCGATGGACCCGACGGCTGGACCAAGACCAGCACCCTCCCGATGTGGGTCAACTACCCGCGCGGACCCTACGCGGTCAACGTACCCAGCAACACGGGCGCCCTGGCCAGCCTAGGCATGGCCAAGGACACTGGCAGCACGGAATCGTTCTACCTGAACATTCCGCCCTCCCAGTTGGCGAACTACCAGGGGCGGCAGGTCACCTTTGGTATCTACGGCATGCAGAAGATTGCGGGCGGGGCAGGAACCTGGCAGATATTCTCGAACGACAGCGTCAATGGGGTGCGCACGCTTTGTGGCTCGGCTGCGCTCAGCGTTGGCAACTGGCAGTGGCAGGAGTGCGCTTACACGGTGCCCGCCAATACCACTTACCTGTACATTGGGGTGAACCTGACCGGCGCCAGCGGGGATGCCTACTACTTCGTCAACCCCGTGCTAGCCATGGGCAACTACATTGGCGGCGTGGAGTACTACGCCCGGCCCCGCAATGAGGTGCTGATCCCGAAGGTACACATCTCGCCCTACGGCTGGATCAACGCCACGGTTACCTTCCCGGCAACGGCCCCCTCCTACTGCAACAGTTTCCTGTGCATAGAGCGGGACTTCTACGCGGAGACCGGCGGCAACGTTGCACCCTCCGTGTGCAAGGCCCGCGGCCAGCTGGAGGGGATCAACAGCGGAGCAGTGGTCACCAGCAGCGGTGACGTACGCGTCATGGCCTGGTTCGATCACCCCAACCCCACCCAGAAGAGCGGCTCGTTCCTGCCACAGTATGTGCAGAGTGTCAAGAGCTTCATGTTCATGGACTTTCCGCTCAACCTCACGGACAACACCGCGGATGAGCAGGGCACGGGGGTATATGTCACCAACGTAGCCAGCGACACCTGGTCCAACGTCTCAGAGGAGCTCGACGAGTTCCTGCTGAACTGCTCGTTGGGCTGATATCATGGCGAGCACGGCATTCAATGGTCTTGAGCTGCTGGGAAATGACCTGCAGCAGCTGCTCATGTGCCCGGGCATTGTGCCCGGCGCTCAGCCCAGCTATCAGATGTGCAAGACGATCTACTCGCTGCACCCCCACGGGGCGAAGCTGGTGGACTTCCCCATCCAGATGGCTCAATTCAAGCCACGCAAGATCATGGTGCATAACGCACCGGACGACGGCAAGATGCTGGTGGAGGCCTTTGAGGCCGAGTGGCGCGCGGTGCAGGCTGACCGCCACATCTACAACACCGGGCGCCAGTCCCGCATCTACGGTGTCTCCACGCTGGGGATGCTGGTGAAGGACGAGGAGCCAGGGCTGGAGGTGGACTTCCGGAAGCTGTCCAACGCGACCCTGGCCTTCAACGTGTGGGACCCTCTCAACACCGCCGGCTCGCTCGTGCTCAATCAGGACCCGAACTCCCTGGACTTCCAGAAGGTGCCCGGGGTCAGCGTCAATGGCGTTCCCTACCACCGCTCACGTACCGTGACGCTGATGAACGAAGATCCCCTGTACATCGAGTACCAGCAGGCAGGCTTCGGCTTCCTGGGCCGCTCGGTCTATCAGCGGGGGCTGGTGCCGCTCAAGAGCTTCGTGATCACGCTGGCCACTGACATGATGATCGCCATCAAGGCTGGTGTGCTGGTGGCCAAGATGGAGACGCAGAGCAGCGCGGTGGACGGCCCCATGAGCTGGCTGTTCGGCCAGAAGCGTGAGCTGGTCAAGGAGGCCCAGACCGGCAACGTGTTGTCCATTGGCACCGCTGAGGACATCGAGAGTCTCAACCTGCAGAACCTGGACGGGGCCTACACCCTGGCCCGCAAGAACATCATCGAGAACGAGGCCGCGGCCTGCGGCACGCCCGCGAAGATCGTTCTGGCCGAGACCTTTGCAGAGGGCTTCGGCGAAGGAACTGAGGACGCCAAGGCCATCGCCCAGTTCGTGGAGACGATCCGCACGTGGCTTGAGCCGCTGTATTCCTTTATGGACAACGTGGTGATGTACCGCGCCTGGAACGAAGAGTTCTATGAGCGGGTGCAGGCCAAGTACCCGGAAGAGTACGGTTCGGTGAGCTACACCGCGGCCTTCCAGGAGTGGAAGAACTCCTTCGTTGCCCAGTGGCCCTCGCTGCTGGACGAGCCTGAGAGCGAGAAGCTCAAGGGTGAGGACGTGGTGCTCAAGGCGATCATCGCCGTGTTTGAGGTGTTGCTGCCGGTGGTCCCCCCCGCTGTTAAGGCTCAGGTCGTTCAATTCATGCAAGAGAATTTGAACGAACGGAAACGCTTGTTCGGCTCTCCAATGGACCTTGATCTGGAAGAGATTGCCAACTATGAACCCCCTACGCCCGGCATTGGGGGCGAAGAGGGGAACGATAAACCTGTGAGCGTCAAGGACAGTTCTCCTCGCAATCGTCGTGAGATCCTGGATGGTGTTGATGAAGATGTTCGACAGACTGCGATCAAGGCTCTGCGCCTAGTCAGAGGCCAAGCTGTTGAAGGCGACGTGTGAATGTCTGAGTACTATGTCTACGTGTACTTTCGCCTGAACGGGGAACCGTGCTACATAGGCAAGGGAAAGGAAGACCGTTGGCTGGTGCACGAGAAGCGTTGCACCAACAAGCGCCTCTGGAGGATCATTCAGAAGTCTGGCGGCGAGTTGCCGAAGGTCATTATTCGTGACTGTTTGACCAATGACGAGGCCAAGGAGATTGAGAAGGCCTTCATAAAAGCTCTGGGGCGACTGGACCTGGGAACTGGACCCTTGGTGAATCTCACAGACGGCGGCGAGGGTGAGAATCCTTCAGAAGCTCAACGCGAGGCGATACGGAAAGCCCGTACAGGCTGCACTACATCCGCTGAGGCTCGCGCCAAGCAGCGCGAAGCAAAGATCAACGATCCGGAGAACACAATCCGTCTGGAGAAGGCTAGAGCAGCGATAGGACCAGAGACAGATGAGCGTAGAATGAACCGCAAGTTGGGTCAGGAGCGTCGTTGGAAAGACAACGACGCGGAACGCTCCCATTATCGTCAGAAGCTCACGGGTCGTGAGCAGACGCCAGAACACAAAGCCAACCAGAAAGCGGCTATCGCTGCACGTCCAGTAGAAGCCGAGAATGCCCGCCGGGCTAAGATTGCCGCAGCGGCGTCAGCTCAGTGGGCGGCGTACCGTGCAGCAAAGGAAGCAGCGTGATGGCTGACGGGCAGGTCACCCCACAGGACCACCTGGTGAGGATGTCCGTTGCCATTCAGGACAGCCACAACGCCTTCATGCTCTTCCTGGGCTGTGCCCAGCTGTTCCAGTGGCAGCAGGCTGCAGTTCATCAGCTGGAGGCCAGCGCGCACCTGGAGACGGCGATGGATGCATTCATGTCGGCGTGCCGGTTGCAGGAGGAACCCGGCGATGGCCGGGAGGCGCTCCTACTATTAGGTGCTGGCC